GCTATTATCACCCGCTAGCATCTACGTTTCTGTAGCTTTCGTGCCGCACACTAAGTAGTGGAACTCGCGTTCTGCAATTGGCGTAAGCCCGATCCGTAAGTGGAAAACTCGCGGTCCGCGATTGTCTCGAGGCCAAGGAGACCGGCGCCCATCTCTGAGGGCGAACCAGGTTCTGCGACGGACTGTCTAGAGTTAAGGATTCCTAAACCACGGATGTATCCGATTTGCGGGTGTTCACCGCCGTTAGCCTCCTCGGCATGTCAGTTCTCTTCTCGATCTCTGCAAAGCGACTTTGCGAAAGGAACATGTCCAACGTCAACTCAAGGGAGGCGGAGTGAGCATGCAAGCCCACAGAGCGCGGACGACAGGATCCTTGAACTCCCCGATAATCATCTCGGGTTCAAGGCGCTCTCCTGACATGGCAGATCCGTACTCTGGGTAACTCCTCCACTCTCCGCATATTTGGACCCCCTGGCCTGGGCTCCAATTGCGAAATATGTCCTCCATAATAAGTTGGTTCGCCACCGAAATCGGCGGCAATTCTGGGCAAGTGCTACACGCAAGGGCCGTGCGGAGCACATCACTGACCTCCCAGTCAGGTCCCCGAGGAAAAGGCTTCTCAATGTCCCCTAGCGCCGCCCAATCAACACCCCACTTCCGCGACAACTCTTCAGCACCCTTGAACCAGCGTGTTCCTCGGGTGAGTTCGTCAATGCGGTAGCATAAAGAGGTGATAATAGGATGATTCGGCGCCAAGTAGAGCAACGAGAGCGCTTTCGCTCGCCAAAGAAACCGCGCCTTGCCCAACCGCAGCGGATGTCCCCGGACAAACATGAGACTACGACACCATCGCAAGGTGTTTCCCAGTCGCCCGGCGTGATCACCCGTGCTGTTGAACACCGGGTAAAACGCGGTTTTAAGAAAATCTGCACCACCAGGCCGGTCGGCCGCCGTGGAAAGGGAAAGCTCCATCATGAGCTCTCGAGTCGTGTCTTGGTCTACGACCGACTCCGGGATGAGCGCGTCGTCTCCCTCAGTGACGAACTTCAAATCTTGCGCTTCAACCCACCATTCTTCCAACGTGCGACCGCGGCCATGTTTGACATAATGGCCAGTCAAAATGATGCAAATGTTGGCGAGCCCGTTACCGAGACTGGTCCAGTAATCGCCCGAACACCTTACGTCCACAGAATATGAGTAGTACTTCGTACGGATCTTACGGCTGGCGAGCATGACGCGTTGCACATACGCGGCGTTTACGCTTAAACCGAGAGTTTTCAATATTTCCGTTACTAACTCGATCTCAAGGATCCTCATTTCAACGGTCATCGCCTTCTCAAACCCCGAAACATCTTGTGATCGATGCTTCTGGTTAATAATGGCGACAACCATGTCATATACCTCTGCTTTCGTTTTACCCTTTGTCATCCATTGGCGCAGGACGGGGGTGTTATAGAGCAAATGCTGGGCCAACAGGGCCGGGAGAGCAAGAACATACATCTCTGGGGTCATCGTGGATATAGCGCGCGGCTTGATCGTTCGTCGTAAATCGGACTTATGTGAGTCCTCTTGCTTGACAAAAGCTCCAGCCTTGCGATAATCGCGATCCACCCTACCTATCAGAGCGTTTTCGTGCATCTCCCAAACCTCGTCACGGAACAGCTTGGGTTTGTGCGAGAGTAATTCATCAAACAGCTGTCTGGTCAACACGGGCCTAATAGTGTTACCGTCTAAACTGCAGTTGATTTCCTCCATGATTTTGCCGGCCAAGAAGTGTCCTACCTTCCTGAACTCGGCCACCCGCCCACCACTCACACTAGTGGCGTGCAACTGGCGACCTATTGCCGCTACAGCGCTCATCAGCGGATGTCTACTGGGGTTTTGGCCGACGCACAAACGCCGGCCGTTGTCCTCCAACATCTCGATCCCGTAGCCGTAGGGACGAGTTTTGTGGGCCGCTGTACCCATGGCTGACTCGCAAATCCGAAAAGGTGTGCGAGACATCCACCCCTTGAAATCCCCCACCGCGACTGCTTGGCCTTCCCCAATGTCTAAAAGGAAGGCCCCCAGTTCACAGTCACTAGCGGGGGCGGAGTACAACGGCATAAATCGGCGTCACGTCGTGGTCGACCAAAGCCACTCGGCGATTGGATAATCGCGAATGACCCCGGTGTGGACCACGGCGTAACGCCAAGCCAGAAGCATCTCTTTCATCAGACCCATAATGGGCACATGAGCCCAAGCATTAACGCTGAGACTCTGTAGCACACAGTTAAGGTTCTGTCGGAGAGTTGTTTCCGGACAAGATAGGACAACATGTTGCTGGTCTGCAAATATGCGCATGGAAATGTCACCACGATACAAGTCCCTGGTGTAATGTTTAGGAACCCAATATCGCTCATTTTCCTTATGAAGGTGAAAGAAACGACTGGGACCATCAAACGCATTACACATGCGAGCATATGGAGCTTTCATAACAATGACGCGAGAGACCACTCGCGCCATAAAAGACTCAGATTTCAGCGGCACAGTTCGGTGGTGCAGCGGCCGAACATCGTCCACCGGAAGAGGAACCGTACTCTGGAAAAGCCGGTATTCAATCCGATATCTGTACTTCGGCAACCCATCAGTCCTCGGGCAGCAACAACCGCGTGATCCCAAATACCAGTCAATGATTGACGGGCGGTAGAAATCAGGCAAGTTGTCCCAATCGACGTATTGGTATAACACACCAGGAAGGTCGGCGATCCGCACCTCATTGCCCCACTGTTCATCGAACCGAATGACGAACTCCCCTGGAACCATTGGGGAGTAGCCGGTCTTTGGCTTCGGAACACTAACGACGGGACTTGGCGCTGGCTTACTTGGCGGGAGAAGAATGGAACCCACAACAGGCCCCGGAGCGGCAACAGTGGCCCTCGAGTCTGGCGCCGAGCGATGTAACTCGCCAGACGCCATAAACGAGGCCTCACAAGCCTCAACTCCGGTCTTGAGCGGCGACACCGGATCGCGGATCGAAGCGACTTCATCCACACATGTCAAAACCAGAGGAGCAGCACGCCCAGCGTGCACCTCCCCCGGAGTTGACATGAGTGGATGAAGCCCCACGTCTTCTTCGCAATCAGACTTGAACTCTTTCCAAGCGCCACTTTCGACATTAACTTCTCCTGCCAGCGGAACACCCGACAATCGAGCTGACTCCACTACGGACTCCCTAGCCTCTGCAACACAAGGCAGGTCGACCGCGCCCCCTACTATCTTTCGGAGGTCTTCAGCACCACGCGCAGCCTCCCGAGCCTCTGATTCCGTCAGTTCAATTGGGCCACTCCCTACCACAGGAGGTTCCACAATGACTTCTGGCTTCTTAGCATCGGCAGTCCTTTTCTGCGCTTCAGATTTTCTGGCCGCTTTCATGTCTTTCTCCAACTTCTTGGTTTGACGGCAAGCGAGGCAACTAGTAGGGAAAGAAAAATCCTCTCCCCGGGCGGTTTTGACCTTAACCATCCGTGAAAAATTGTTGCTCTCAGCCTGTGTCATCTCCCAAGGCTTGCGGCATTTGGAACAAGACTCGAATTTGACCATCGCGATCTTAGGCTTTACGAAAGTGGGTTTCTCCACCATTTCGTCCTTGAGCACGTTTCGCACGTGCTTCTGGGTATACGGCCCCGGGTGGCTCGCTTCCCCGACTCGAGTTCCACGCAACGGCTCGTGGCCCTCTGAGTCAGCACCGTCTAACGAAGTTCCCCGTTCGGGGCCCTCTGATGGTGCCGGACTCAACCCTTCCACCCGCACGGGATTTATGTGCGGTTCAGGAGCGTCTAAATCGACCTCCAGCGGCGTTGCCTCCTTGCTTGGCTGCGGGCCTGGGATATTACTTCCATCCTCTACTACCCGCAACTGCCCGCTAGCAGTGAATTCGTCTCCGAAGAGAACCAAGTCTCCATCTAAGCTCAGGCCGAAACCGGCCTCGCAAGGAAAGCTCGACTTAGAATTGGGGTCCCCCGATCCTGGCCGGGGTTGCTCTGTAATCGATTGGGTCACAATGTCAAACTAGCTAAGACCACCTAATCTCAACGTGACAGGACAACGCGGACTGTGAATCCTGCGCCGCCCAGCGCTAAACCGCACGACCATCGTGCTGTCATCTAGCGTTCACGCCTACCGTCGGCGGAATAAGGCACCTTGGCCCCACGCACCGCAACTCACGTATGCCGGACGTACGCCTGGGATGTCAGCCCAGG